GCCGAACTTGCTTACAAACAAGCAGATTTAAACTATCGTAGAGCAAAAGACAGAAGTGCTGACTTAAACGAAGAATTGCGTACAGGTGCAAAAGCCAGAGCAAAAGCAGCAGCCGACGACCCTTACGCAAATCTAACTGCCACGCAAAAAGGATTTGCTAAATTTTTAGTAACTTTACAGCCAATTCTAAAAAATCTTAGAGAAGCCGTTGCCAGTGGATTTTTACCGCTTCTTCAAAAAGGTCTTAGCAAATTAATTTCTTCTGGAACTTTTAACGATATATACAACGGAATTGCTGGAATTGGAAAAGCACTAGGTAGTGCAGTAAAAGTAATTTTAGATTTCTTTTCCTCAGCGGAAGCGGGAAAATATCTAAGAGAAATATTTGAGTCAATTCAATATGTTGTACAACAATTTGGCCCAATTCTTACAAAATTCTTTAAAGCGTTCTTTAAAATTATGGCTGCTTCTAGCCCTATTGTTAATAGACTTGCTGATTTTATATCTAGATTGCTTGACGACTTCAATGCGTTATTAGACAAAACTGGCGATACTGGACTACGCAAATTCTTTATTACCGCCGCGGACATGGCTGGCAAATTTGGAAAAATTGCTGGAAACATACTAAAAGCATTTGGCTCAATTATTATGGCCAACTTTGGGCCTGGCACTGGTGGAGATTATCTGCTCAATTGGTTAATTGAAGCGACCCAAGGTTTTGGAACAATGGGTAAAACTGGTAATTCACTCAAAACTTTCTTTAATGAAATTGGTGTAAATACCAAAAAAATGCTTGGTGGTATTGGTGGTATTTTTAAGGCTCTTGTGGAGTTTGGTGCTGACCCTAGAGTTGGAGAATTCTGGGTAATTATTAAACAGGCTTCTCCTTATTTTTCTAGTATCTTAAAAAAGGCTGGTCAAGCACTACCTACAGTGGCAAAATTAGTTGTAAAAATTGTTGAGATTGTTGACAAACTTACAGACAACGCAGCAATTGATAACTTCTTTAAAACTTTACTAAAAGGTGCAGATACTTTTTCAAAAATTATTAGCAACCCTGTTGTAAATAGTATTCAATCTTTTACTGGAAAAATTCACGCCGTCACTCTTGGTCTTATGGAACTTAAAAAGTTTGCAGAACCAGTAACTCAATTTTTATTTGAAGGATTTAGAAGAGTAAATGCTGCTGTTGGTAAAACAATAGACCTTTTTCATGGTGCAAAAACTGCGGTTCAGACGGTTGCTAGGGCAGAGCAGGGGCTCCGTGAAGGTATTAAGAAAACTATGGCAAGTTTTAGGGCTGCTGCTGAAGTTTGGCCTAAATACACTAAAGGTGTAAACCAAGCAAGGCAATACTTATCTATTTTTGGTGCTAAGGCTGGTAGCACCCTGACAAACGCAACGAAAAGAACTAGAGAATTAATTGCTAGTCAAAATATTTTAGCGCGTGGTTGGGGTAGAACTCGTTTAGCAGTGGAAGCAGCCAATTTAAGATTTAAGATATTTTCTACTTTAGCGAAACAAAACTTAGCCGAACTTACCTATAGTAATAATAAATTTGTTGCTGGTTTTGCTAGAGTAGGTTCATTTATGATGGGCCACCCTATATTAATGATAATTGGCCTAATTGCCGCAGCGTTTATTACGCTTTACACAACTAATGAAAAATTCAGAAACGCTATAAATAGCACATTTAAACCAGCCTTGGATGCTTTAGGTGAAGCATTTAGAGTAATTATGGCTGCTCTTCAACCAGTAATAAATGCTTTCCAAGTTCTTATGAAAACATTATTTGGTGGAGAAAAAGGAGACGGTCAAGGTCCATTAACTAAATTTTTCTTACTACTTGCAACTCTTATATCAGACTTAATAGTAGTAATTGCCCCGTTAGTTGCTGAATTAATATCAAAACTTATGCCAGTTGTAACTATGTTACTTCAGGTGCTTACTCCAATTATTTCAGTAATTATGAAAATTTGGTACGCTTTACAGGGCGCAATATTTAAAGTTTTGACTGTAATTATTAAAGTTGTAGTAGAACTTGTAAAAGTCATTATAAATTTGCTAATGCCAATTATAGATGCAGTAATGGCTTATCTTGAACCGCTTTTACAATACTGGGTACTAATGGCAGAATTAGTAGAAGCATTTTTTGATGCTCTTATGACTAATGACTGGGAAACATTTGGAGAAAAGTTTAAAACAATTGGTCAGGGGATAGTCCAATCTTTGGCAGATATGTTTACTGGGCTGGTAAACCTAGTTGTAGAGTTGCTAAATCTACTTATCAAACTTATGTCATATACATTAAGACCCGTCTTTGACATTTTAAAACAACTTAGCGGTGGCACCATAGACATAAATGCCTCCATTGATGCTGGACTAATTCCAAAAATGCCTCCAATTACTGTGCCTCAAATGTTTGAAAAAGGTGGAATTGTTAGCCCGTCTGCTGGCGGTACTTTAGGAATTATTGCTGAGGCTGGTAGGCCAGAGCGTATCGAGCCACTTGACCCAGACGGATTATCTAAGAGAGATAAAGCAATGATTCAAATGATGGGTGGCAGCGGTATCAATGTCACTGTAAACGGCACTCCAGATATGGATGTCAATGCTCTTGCTGCTGAAGTAAGCCGAAGACTTGCTTTCCAGATGAGAAAGGGTGCTGTCTAATGGCTACTACTACTCCAAACTTATTCACTAACCCCTCTTTTATTGCTAACTCAGATGGTTGGTCTGGCTTTACTTTATCTGGCTCTAATCCAACTATTTCTTTAGACAGTAGTGAGCCCCTTTATGGAACTGGATATTCCGCTAAAGTTGTTTTTGCTAATTCAAGCCCAAATAGCGGATTAAAAACTCATCAAGATTATAGGGTTTCAGTAAATGCTGGAAGTTCATACACTTTTTCTGCTTATGTAAAAGTTCCTGCTGGCAAGGCAACTTCTGATTTTAGACTTCGTGCTTACTTTTATGGAAGCACAAACAGCACTATGGACTCGGTTCCAACTACTATCAGTTCATATGACGGTTGGGTTAGATTAGAGTTTTCATTTATAGTACCTGCTAGCGTTACTCAGTTTGAAGGTTTTGTTTATAGAAGTAGTTCTACCAGTGGTGATGGCTATTATTTTCTAGTCGATGCTCTGCAGTTTGAACCTGGCACGACTGCTACTTCACTAATATATAACCAAGGTCAAAAGAACAAACTTGTAGATACATCTTTATCTAACAAATATATTGACCACCTAACTGGTATGAAACTCAAGGCCGATATACGCCTTGGTAATTTTGTGTTCAATCGTATAGACGAGTATGGTGTTGTTTGGGTTGTAGATAATGTCGAGGGCTGGTGGAATCTTCCAGAAGTAAGCATGCAAGATTTGCCTCGCGGGTGGGGCGACGGCTCATTTACAACTTTTGGAAGATTTGGTGCTAGGCAACTTACAATTACGGGAAGTTTTTTACTTCAAGATACTGATACTCAACTTGAGGCAGCCAGAGAGCGTCTTATAAAAGCCATAAATCTTGTAAAAAAAGACGCTTGGTTGATTCTAAATGAAGATACACCAAAAGCACTAAAAGTTAGACTTAGTGGCACACCTCAAATTCAAACAGTTTCTCCTAGAGGTAGGACTAATTTTTCAATAGGTCTTACCGCTGCCAATCCAATAAAATTTAAGTGGGCAGACGCTAGAGATGATGGCTATGCGTTAGAAACAATCAACACCGCTTCAATTATTAACAATGTGTCAAAAATTATTAGAAATGAAGGAAATACCCCAGTAGGAGTTATTTTTGAAATTATTGGTCCAACCACTGGTCCAACATCTTTATTCAACAAAACTTCTAGTCAGTTGCTTGATGTAATTTATAGACTTGACAAATATAAAACTTATTCTGTATATAGCACTCAAGTTTTAAACGGAGAATTAATTTTTACAACTAATAGCGTTCCTCATGGCTATTCCGTTGGTGATTCCGTTGACATACTTAATGTTGTTGATACATTTGAAATCTCTAATGTTGTGTGTTCTGCTACAGATTATCTGGATATAAATACAAAATTAAAGCACAATTTTTCTGCTGGTCAAAAAATTTATTTGACTGGAATTAACGCTTTGGCTGGCTATTCTGCAGTAGTAAACGGTGAGTATCCAATTACAAATGTTTATGCTACCGATGAAAATAAGTTTAGAGTTTCTGTTTCTGGCTTATCTACCGCTGCCGCTTGCTCAGCGCCTTCTACTTCAAAATTTGCGGTTTGGTCTAACAGTTCCAGCGTTAGTTATGATGAACTTACTAATAAAGCAACTGTAATTACGCAAGCGGCACACGGTTTTTCTACTCAAGACCAAATTGTTTTATCAAATGCTGGGCCAGTATATAGCGGAACTCACGCAATAACATCTGTTCCAACTACTACCTCATTTGAAGTTTATCTTTACAACTCTCAAACTATTTCTGCTGTTACTGGTTATGAAGCAACATTGTCTCTTGCTACTATAACTATTGCGTCTGACTTAGGTGCTCAAGCCAATGATTACATAACAATTGACAGCGTAAATGAAAATTTTAATGGCACTTATAAAGTTGTGTCAGCAAACAGCACGGCAATAAGTTTTTATAAGGAATTTTCAAATATTATATCTTTTGCTAATATTTCTTCAAGTCCGGGCACCGCTTATCTTTCTGATTTGAGTTCTAGGTCTTCTGCCTCATTTACTGACGGCAGAGTTTATTATGGAAACATTTTTAATGGCTCTTACAATGTAACAAGCATTAATCCCAGCACTCCAGACAAATTTACAGTTGTTCGGCCAGTTTATTATTCTAATGTTGGAGTATCTTATATTGGTTCTTACGATGGAGATACTGTGCCAATTATTAGGTCTTACGCCGAAACTTTGAGTATTGATACTTACAACAGAGAAATTGCTTTAAATGGTGAAATTGGTGGCTATCGTTCAAAATTAGATACCGTTATAGATTGGATTGAACTCCAACCGGGTGACAACGAAATTTCTTTTGAAGACTTAAATAAAATAAATGCGGCACGAGTTTCTTATGACCACCCAAATACAACAGCAACTATTACAACAGAAACAGAGCACGGCTATACCGCAAACACATCTGTAAAAATTGTTGGACTACAGTCTAATGACGCAAATGTTTTTGCTAATGCTACGGTTACTGTAGTCGCGGTTCCCACTACAAAAACATTTACATTTGTTCCAGCAAGTAATAGCGGGTCAAATGTTAGCGACACATCGGTCTCCACTGGCCATGTTTATGAAGTTACTAAGGCTTCTGTAAATATTTACTATCGGTCAGGTTGGATTGGCTAGTGTATAATAATTATAAAGACAGATACAAAGTTAGGTAATTATGACTGACACATCAGTAGAGTATAGATATTTCATAACAAATATTGTTACTAATCAAGTAATCGCTGAGGTTCCATTAACTGGCGTATCTTACGAAAAAGGGCTAAAAGACGCTGGTTCTTTTTCTGGAACTTTAAGTCTTTCTGTTGAAACAGATGGATTAGATGTGTACAACTCAACTTTGCCTGGAAAAAACGCTATTTATGTTCTTAGAAACGGACTATGCGTTTGGGGTGGAATAATTTGGACTAGAAGTTACGATGTTGTAGCAAAAACAGTCACTATCAATGCTAATGAATTTACAAGTTATTTCCAGCACAGAAAGATTTGGAAAACTTGGAATCTTACTCACTCTAATACATTGGTTTATGTAGACCCCAAAAAAGATACGCAACTAATTGTTGAATTAGATACTGACACTGGGGACACTATAACAATTGAAGAAGGAGTTGCCGTAGAACTTTCTTTCCTAGACAAACGCGGATATAACCTTAGCGGTCATTTTAGAGTAAATAAAGATTTTTACAACGCAACAAAAATAACTGTTGATAAAGAGGCTCTTCAATGGAATGTTTCTGGTGTTGACCACACATTCAAGACTGCAAAAGACGGAATATTTGATGTTGTAAAAAGAGAAGTTACTGAGGGTAGTAAAGAAGTAGTCATAACAACAGACGAGCCACATATGCTGAGCGTTGGAAACGAAGTTGCCATCACTAATCTTGACAAAGATGTGCCTATTGCCCAATATAAAACTTATAAAAGTCAAGAAAAAGAATACCCAATAGCCGCTATTTCATCTACATCTGTTATTTACAGATATGCAAGCACTGGCTCAAAAAAACCTACTGTTGTTGAAGGTCAAAATATTATTACTAATATTGACACAACTGGAATTTCCGTGGGAGCAAGAATAACTCAGTTGGCGGACAAAAAAATTCCTGGTAGCGACACTGGTTCTGTGCCAACCGTGGGTTTTGATTGCCGTGTCACTAAAGTTGATGATATAAATAATACAATAACTTTTAGCGCTTTTTTAGGAGCAAATCCAAACAACACCAGTGCCGAAAAAAGCGGACTTGTTTCATTAAAATTTGAAAATCAAAAAAATTCTTACATAGTTACATTAGATGAAACTAGGAAAAGACTTCTTTATTCTATCCAACCTAAAGATTACAGTTGGGTTGGAAAAGTAAAAGCGGGCACTTTAATAAAAACAAACGGAATTACTGGATTTCAAACAGACAGCAGCACTCCACCTAAGTCAGATAAAGTTTATGGTGAATTAGGTGGTAAAAAAACTAGGTATCCAATAGGCAATGGTTCAACTCAACTTCTTATTAGTGAAAATAGAATTAAATTAATTGACACTAATGAGCCATTAAATAATGTTTCTAAAATAAAACCTGGAATGCCTTTTTATTATGTTTCTGGGGCAACTGAAAGCATAAGTTATTCAATTGTAAAAGATGTTGATTATGCAAACAATATTTTTACATTAGAAAATATGCCTTGGGCTAACGCTGATTCTGGTATTACATTTGACATTGCCGAAGAAGACTTCCACAAGGTGTTGGGCATAAGTACGCCAAAAACTGTAAAAACTATGGCCGACTATTATTATGCAAGTTTAGACACAGATTTTGTTGGAGTGCCTTCTATTATATTTAGTAGAGCAGTTACAGATATTACAAAAACTAAAACTTTTTTGAATACATACAAATCTCCAACTGTAGATGCTACTTTTTCAATTATTAGCGTAGAAACACACGATTATCCATACACAAAAAGTAAAGCAGCCTTATGTGTAAATACTGAAACTGGAGAATATGCTCCCGTTATAAAAGTTATTGACAGCAAAACTTTTGTTGTCAATTCTTCTTGTGAAGCAAAATATACAAATTCCAGTACTAAACAAGAAACAGCAAAAATTGCTTGGAACGGTAAGTATCCCGCAACTATGTACACTCACACTGACACATATGAGCAAGTCAGGTATTTCTTAGGAAAAGTTTATGAAGACTTCGTTTCAGTAAAAAATTACAATCCTTTCTTAAACAACTTAGAAAAAACTCAAATAAAAAGCGCTAAATTTGATGCTGAAAACGATGTTGCAACAATATATACAGGTTTTCAAAAACCAGTATTTAGCAAAAAAATTTATTTAGATTATAACAGCGGAAGTCCAAAAATTGTAGCAAAAATAGGCCTTTTTGAAGCGTACTCTCAATTTGATATTGAGGAAGATAAGGGCAAAGAAATAACAATTACTGGCTCAGATACATCTATAAATGGCACATTTTTTATAAGAGAAATAAGTGCTAACAAAGATTATATTTATTATAACTTAGCAGACGCTGAACAAAATATTGATAGTTATTCGTTAAGTAGCGTAAGTGCTAATGGAAGTCAAATAACTTACACAACAACCGATAACCACAATATAAAAGTTGGTCAGTTTGTAACGGTTGGTGGCGGCAGTAATAATAATTTAAAAGTAACAAGTGCTGAAGTTGTTAGCGTAACATCAAACACCGCAGTTGTTTTAAAATCCGTCAGTGGCTCGGATAACAGCCCAAACTATTCTATTTTTACATCAGATAGATTAACTGATACCGAAACTTTACCGCTAAACTCTTCTGTAATAACTTTTGGAAAGCATGACTTATCCGCTGGAAATAACATAGAAGTTAGCGGACTTGCTAGAGAAAATTATGACGGAACTTGGAAAGTTTCTTCTGTTCCAGACCCCGTTTCTTTTACTTATAAACCATCATTTGAAACACTTAAAATAACTGATGTTAAATTAGAGTGGCTAGTCAATAGTTATGTTGTAACAGTAAAACTAAACAAAAAACCAAATTTTGGTAAATATGCTTATATTGAAAAACATACAAAAATAAAGGTAAGCGGTTTAGGGTCTCCTTACGATTCGGCTTCGGGAAATGCTTGGAGTTTAGATAAATATACCGAATACAGTTCTAATGATGAAACCTCATATTTTTTCTCTTACAAAATAACTGGTGCTAACGGCACTAGAGAGGTTCATCCGCTAAGACCAGTAAATTATGCTGAAAGAAAGTATGGTACTTCAAAAAGCATAACTAACGCTGTTTATGTAGCAGAAACTGGCGGTACTAAAACTCAACAAAGCAAAACTGGTAGAGGCAATACAACTTACACAACTGGCACTAATCACGGCTATTCTCAGGGACAAAAAGTTGTTGTGTCTAATATTGGTGGTCAATTTACTCAATTGACGGGAAATACAAACGCTTATTCTCAATATATAGTCACTATCTCTTCCGTTCCCACCTCTAATACTTTTGTTGTTAGCAACCAAACAAATGTAGACAACGAAAGTCTTTGGAAATTAAAAAACAATTCTGATTTAGACATTGGAAAAACAAATACCAATACCCAACCTGCCAATGCTACGGTTATTGCTTACGATGGCTCCAGTGTTAGACCAGAAGACAATTACCCAACGGTAAAAATTGATGATTTACCTGCTGTAAACAACTCATCAACTTTGACCACAACAATAACTGGAAAAGCCTTTAACGCTAAAACAAAAACCGTTTATTTACAATTATCTTCTGACCCAGGTTTTGCCGCTGGTCAAACTATTTTTATTAAAAATGCTGACGACCTTATAGAAAATCTTTTTGACGGATACTATACAATTAGTGAATTTACTAAATGGACAGACAATAAGTATCAACTTGTTTATAAATCAACAAACAAAAAACAAAAGAAAAATATAGGCGAATTTGATAAAAAACAAAAATTTGTTGCTTACAAAAAGCAAGGCTCTACTGTTGCCACAGTAAGCGTTTATGCTCAAGTAATAGTTGGAAGTTACGGCTCATTTACAGAAAATTCTGACCCGCAAATAGAATTTTCTACTTACGAAGATTCTGGCAATTATCAAAGGGTTCCAAGTTACAGAGGGCACGAACTAAAAAATGTTGGAGAATATTTGTCTGAATACTCCGACAAATATATTGTCAAACCGGGTAGCACAAAAATTATTAGAAATGTCTATGGTTTTGAATATCGTATTGATTGCGTTTATGACCAAATAAATTCTACTTTTAGAAGAGTATTTACTTTCTTACCTATTACATACCCTAATCCGCCTATTCACGGTGAAGTTTCTCCGCCTAGTAGATTTGGTGCTGATAAATATGTATTTGAATATCCCGGCAATATTAGCAATGTTTCTTTAGAAGAATCTGCCGAAGATGCCTCTACAAGATTCTTTATGGTTGGTAGTGACGGTGGAACTGGAACTAGCGATGCGTCTAAATCTTATGTTGGAGTTGCTCATAAAAATCTTTTAGCGGACAACTGGCCATTGCTTGATTCAGATGAAAATAACGACAAAATAGATTTAATTTCTGAAATATCGGAAAATGCTTACAGATACTTAAACGAAACTAAACCACCGTCTGGAACTTTTCAAATTGGAGTTGTTGGAAACTTAGACCCTGTTGTAAATACATACAAACCTGGCGATTGGTGTAGCATTATAGTAAATGACAAGTTTATAAAAGACAGGTTGGCTAGTGATTTGGAGCCTAGAGACGATGTAATTGTAAGAAAAATTATTTCTTACAGCGTTGATGTACCAGACGCTCCGTCAATTCCAGAAAGCGTTACCATAAGTCTAATTACAGAGTGGGATGTTGATAAGCGTGGCTAGCGATAGAAGTAGAAAATTTAGGTCAATCACTGCTCGTATTACAGAGATAGACAAAAAATTAGGTTCGGTTTCAAAAACTATTCAAACTGTTACGGATGGTTTAGGAGACGATGCTGTTTCTGAAAATTCTCTTCAAAGTGGTTCTATAACATCCGATGCTTTACAAATAGAAGCAATTACGGCAGACAAAATAGCGCCTAGCGTTTTTGAAAATGCTTCTTCTGGAATTCAAAGAGTCCCAGCATCTCTTAAATCAGTTGACTATTGGAATTCTGCTATATATGGCAATATAACTGCTTTTACCGAAGCCTATTTTGCCGATAAAGAAAATAAAAATGTTGAGGCTACAGAAAATGGAATTTTATTTAGTCCAGAATCAAACAGTTCCGTAATTATTAGTAAAGCAGAAATGCTTGAAAATGGACTAATTTTATTGACAACTGATGTAGCGCATAACTATGAAACTTTTGACTACATAAATGTACAAAATTTAGGTTCTCCTTTTGATGGCGAGTGGGTTATAACCGATGTCCCGACTACAACAACAATAATTTACACTCTCAATCAATTTGAAGAAACAAGCACCAATGTTGATGAAGATGTAAATGCTTACATAGTTGTTGGTGGCAGTTTTGGAGACAGTAACGAAGCAGAAACTCCAAACTACAAACATTCAATTATTAGAAAATCTTTTGTAGATGGTGTTGTGACACTAACTCTTTTTGATGAAACCGACACAACTGAAAACTATCAAACTCATGGTTATAAAGTTGGCTATACGGTAAATGTTATTGGTTTAGGTTCTCCTTATGACGGAGTACACAGAATAACTTATGTGCCAGAAACCGAAAACAACATTATTCAATACAGAGTTGATAACAAAACAATTGCCGAGTTTGAGCCAAAAATTGCTTTGACATCTGCTTTTGGAGATGGCGAAAAAATAACTTACCAGTCTTCTACAATTCACGAAATATCGGTAAATCAGGTTGTAAAAATAACTGGTTTTACAACTACTACTGGATATAACTTAACGGGCAGGGTTAGTGGAGTTTATGGTGGCGGTTCTACTTTTACTATAGATTCAACTGTTGTTCCAGCAACTAATTCACCAGAAACTGGTGGTACTTATGAGTGTAAAATTGCAACAGTCACGGCGGATGCCGATTCTGTCTTGTTCTTAACTGGAAAAAATCCAGTTCCAACTAGCAGAAATGTTTTAGTAAGTTGGTCTTCCAATAAACCAATAAAAGTTTATGCCGTAGTTTGGCTTTCTAATTTACCAGACAGTAAATTTTTTACAGAAATAGACAGTCTGACAAATCCAAATGTATATGACCTAACTGGAATAAACAATTATTTATGGGAAATTACAGAAGACATCACTAACTACGCTATATATGCTGAAGTTTTGGCTGGTGGTGAAGAAACATTATTACAAGAATTTTATGTTTTTGAAGCAGTAGGCAATCAAGATAAAAAAATATATAAAATTATTGGGGCTTCCGTTGAGCCAGTTGCCAACAATGTAAATAAAATAACTGTTTATACAAACGCAGTTCATCCTTATTCTGCTCAAGATTTGGTAATTCTTAGCAATATGGAAACAATTTCTAATTCTTTAAACAATAAAAAGTTTGAAATTGCGTCTGTATCTGAAGATAAAAAAAGTTTTGTAGTTGAAAATCCAACATTTACATTGTCGGTAGAAACAACAAACGGAAGTTTTTTAGTAAACACTTCTCCTACTAAAAGTATTTCTGACGATATTTCTATTGAACAACCTTTTACTTCTAACAACATTACTGCGTTATCAAATAGTTTTGTAACTGCTCTAGTTCCTACAATTACTACTACAAACACAAAAACTGGCTTAGTTGCTACTTTAACTGCTGGCAGTAATGCCGTAACTCTAACAACTGGGAACACAGAGGGGATGTTTGTTGGTCAATCTTTGCTAAAAACTTCAGGCACTGGTGCTTTTGTTACAGCGGGAAGTTCTTATGTTGCCAACATTTCTAGCACTACTCAATTTACTACTACAGCAAATCACGCGACCAGCGGAGCAATAACTTTTAACGCAGCAACAGAAACTACATCTTTTAATTCTTTTAGAGTTAGCAACGCCAGCGGGCAAACGAACACCGTTAATTTGACTTTTTATGTACCAACAACCATTGTTGACGACCAAACTGGCTTAGTTGCTACTTTAACTGCTGGAAGTAATACCATAAATCTTACAACTGGAAACACTAACGCAATTTATGTTGGTCAATTTTTGACTAAAACTAGCGGTTCTGGCGCTTTTGGAAACTCTGGTCTTGTTTATGTTACTAGCGTAAATGCTGACAGCACCACTGAATTTACGGTTGATTATGACCACGACACTAATGGTTCTACTACATTTAAAGTTTCTTCAGTTGGAAAAGTTTCTTTAGATGCCAGCGTTATTGGTGGCAACAAACAAGGGCAAGTAACTACATTAGGCTCCAATGGCCTTACACAAAAAAGCACTGAGGGCGGACAGTCCGTAAATCTTACTGACGACAATAATACTGACAACCATTTATCTATAAAAACTACCGAGCAAGAAGTAGTTGCTTCTATTTCTAGTACTGGTGCTGGAACTTTCAAAACTTTAGATGCCGATTCTTTGTCTGTTGATACGGACATTACTATTGGTAGTGCTAACACCGCTTTAGTCGGAACTTTTATTGATGCTAATTACAACGGTAAATCTTATGGTGGTGCCTTACTAAATAGATTTGCTAGAGGCACAATATATCAAGCGTATTGGCTAACTCCATCAACTGTCTCAACTCAATATCTGGGGCTTGCTGCTGGAACTTTTAAACTTGATTCAAACAGGCTGTATCAAGTATTTGCTAGTGCTTCTGGTATGAGGGCAAGCGTAAATACAAATGTTGCTCTTGAACTAATGGTAAGCACTACGCCAATAAGAGTTGAAGATTCTTCCGAACTTTCTCATATGTCTTACACCCACCCAAGTCAGAGATACGAAACAACATATCCATACAATTCCAGTGGGACCGCCGACAATGTTTACACTACTACTAACAACTCTTCACATACTCATAATGTTAATATTGCTCACACTCACTATGTAGATGTTTTTAACTCTAGTTTTTGGCGTGATTTACTAGGTCATTTCTATTCAACTAGCCCGACTCCTACTTCTGAAAATACAACCACTTTTGCTATTTCAAGTTGGTCTAGAGCCACTTCAGGCGCAAACGCAAACGCTGTATTTACGCTACCCGCTGGTGCTGGGTCTTACTTAAATTCTAATATTTCTAATGCTTCAAGAATGTTTATTGGTGTAGAAACTAAAAATTATAATCAAACCGACTACATAGACGGAACATACGAACTTCATAAAATAAGTGACACCAGTTTTAGAGTGGTAACTTCGGCAAACACCACTATAAGCACAATTACTAGAAAAACTAATTTAGAAGCAACTTTATCTACTGGAACCTCACTTGTAACTCTAACTACTGGAAATACTTCAGGTTTGACCGAGGGACAAAGATTTATAAAAACAGGCGGGACTGGTGAATTTGGAAATTCTGGAGAAGTATATGTAAATACTGTAGCGAATTTAACTTCTTTTTTTGTTGTAGATGCTGGCGGAGTTGATGTTGTAAACCATAGTGTTGCTGGTCCAATAACATTTGAAGCCAGTGCTGGAAGATTGACTTTAGTAGACCCAATTATGAGCAATACTCAAGCAACTTTTACTGACTCGTCTGTAGTTGCGTCAAGTGATGGAACAAATCACACATACGCTGTCAAAAACTTATTTCAAACTGGTCAGTTAGTAGATGTTGATTCAAGTAATAATTCTTGGAACATTACTGGTGGAACTATTGTTTCAGCAGACTCTACTCATTTTGTAATCAAACCATCTGGTACAGCGCAAAATAACGGAAATACAAATACCGCTACTACCGTGACTGCGTATTGGAACGATAGACAAAGACAACTTCATAGAAATTATTTGCCAGCAAATACAGATTTATATTATGTTTTACGATTGAGACATCAGGTAACGCCAAGTTCATATTCAATAACTCTTGCTGAAAATCCAAATAGTATGTTGGCAATTACTGATTTAGGTCAAGCAAAAGATATGACTTTTGTTGCTCAGGGTGATACAAGTGGCACTACTTGGACATCTGGGCTTCCCATTGGTTATAGCAATGTTTCTTCTACAGACACTACAACCGTTACCGAAACTCAAACCTTGTCAGTTTCAGACAGTGCTTATTACGATAATTACGGTAAGGGCGACAGTTTAAGCATTCCTTATGCTTACAAATATTATTTGTACCAAGGCAATCCTGGCACAGCGTCTGGAGTTAAAAAATCTGCCGTACTTTTCGCTGCTTTTAATTTTACTGGAAAAACTAACGGACTTTCTATTAAAAAACTTGAAATCTATTTACGGAATAGACATTCTTATCTATCCACTGGCTTAACTGTTTATTTAGGTGCTCATTCTGCAACTTCTTTAGGGAGCACCGTTCCTTTAGCCCTTGACTCTTGCGTGGCAACTACATCTA